TGTTGGGAGCAAATACATAAACAGACATAGAAACTTGGGGGCAAGGTACCCGCAGGAATCATGCCCATCGTCTTTGTTACACTGAGCGAATCGTACGCCGACCTTGCTCGACGGCACGGGTACTCCGCGTTCATGATGCGTATTGAGGACTACGTGCCCGACCCGCGGAGACGCTGCACCTACTACGTCTCGCCGTCCAACAGTCTATGTTTCATGGACGGCGGGTTCGACTACGCGCTGAGTCGCCACGTATTCCCGGGCATTGAGACCGAAGTCAAGCGTCGGGTCAAAGAGCTGGGAATCGTCAGTTTCATCGGAAAACCGTATTTGCCCATCGGCAGTTCGCTCATCATCGACGGTGACGATGTTAGCCCGGACCAAGATACTGCTGGACATAACATCCGTCGCTCGCTGGTGATGGCGCCGACGATGCTTCTCCCTCAAGACGTGTCGTTGACCAGCAACGCCTACTACGCCACGATGGCCGTCCTCTACAACGTCTTGGTATATAGGAACGAAAACATCGAAGACGTCGACATTGTGTTCACCTCCATGTGTTGCGGCTACGGCAAGATGTCAGAAATGTCGTCCTTCATGCAGATTGCCAAGGGTATTCGGGAGTACCGAAACTACAAACCGACAATGACGAGTAGCAACAGTATTGTGATCCACGAACCGAATTTACGCGATCAACCCAAGTACTACCAAAATACAGAATGGTTTCCGATACCGCCCAATGAAATGGTCCATTGCTGACGCCCATTTTTTGGATCTATATTACAAGAAATGGCAGCCACTCCGGATCCAACCACCGGAACCTCGCCGAACGTAGGACCAATTCCGATACGAGACACTGTGAACGAGGTGAGAGCGCGGCAGCATCTGGGTCGAAGTTATGCGAAATTCAAAATAATGTCTGATAATGGCACCATCAATCGCTCTGGGCCTGGGTACAAGGTAGATACGTCCGGCAATTTTGTCATCACAAAACCGACCGTGTACCATCCCCGAATTGCAGACATTGTCGAGAACGAAAAGAACGTCTACCGTGCCCATACCGAAAAACGGGACGAACAGCTGAAAGAGTTGTTCTTCTACATGACCAGGTATTGAAACATATAGAAATCATAGAAGACCATAGAAGGCGTCATATACAGAATCTTGTGAGAGTGGGAGAGTGGTGTTCTATGATTTCTATATTGATACATACAAGATATGGTATTGGAAACGAAATAACCACAAGATTAGACATTACATTATCCATTGTGCGTCCCAATGAAACTGTTGGATCCGACGGTCATCGTACCACCACACATTTCACGAAACGCCTTCTACACCGCACAGTTTTTTCTATTTGACAGTCTGTTGGCATTTGTACTCGAATACCGGATGTTGGCACTGATACTGTTTTCTTTGTACATTTCCACCCTGATGCACTGGAACTGTGTCCGTCGGTTGAGTGTGATCAAACTCGTGGATACCATGTTGGCCGTCACCGCATTGTCCCATATCACGTTTGTGGACAGCCGCCGATTCACCCCTTATTACCAAACGGTTTGGATCGCCTCGACCACCACAAGTATCGTGGCGTTTGTTGTCAACGAAACCGTATTTTACTTGGCGACGCAGGAGTCTACGCCGGAATCATCCTCAGCATACTATCGCAACGTGTACACTCACATGCTATTCTTACACATACTTCCTGCTGCGACTGCGGCAATATGTGCCGGTCGAAGTGTGATATTGTCCTGTGTCAAATGCATATAAAGCGTGGATGAGTATATTCTTATTGCGATTCGTCATGCGTTGCTTCCGTCACGTTCCCCCCCTCGCCGCATCCATTGTACGTGGTGTTCGATTCAACCACAACCATCCGACCGCCTCCTACATCAAGCACCAATCGGCGCCGGCCTGCCTGACGTGCACCCATTTTATCCCGTTTGTTTCCAAATACGATTACGACGAAGGTAAATACATGTTTGGCCGCATCTTCGGCCACTGCCGTTTGTTTGGCGAGAAGGACCTTGTCTCGGGCGAGACCAAGTACGAGTACGCCAACGTGGCCCGGGTAGACAAGCGCATGTGTGGAATAGAGGGGAAATTCCACGCTCCCAAAGAGCCCTCCGCCGAGCAGCAGTTTCACAGCTCTTCTCTCACGCTTACCCATTAGATGACGCTGACGCAGGATTCATATACATGGTCTTTGAGGATTGATTATTGTTATTGTTACCAATTATGCACTTGGTAACAATTCCAGGAGAAGATTATTGCCCGGTAGCGGAGCGGCGGGTCCGTGACTTTCCCTTCCCCTTTTGGCGGCTAACGGAACGGCGGGTCCTACCACCCACAAACGAGAGTACGTGGCGTTGTGTATCGGCATCCAGACCGGGTTTTCCACGCTTGCTCAACGTGCGGTTGATCCGGGTGAACGTTCTCTTGGTCACAGCCTTCGTCAATTCGTCTTTGGTTTCGGGGGGCATGCAGGGGCGATACAGGCATTTGAGAACCTTTTCTTGCAGAATTTTCTCCATTTCTTCACGGTAGAGGTTTGGATTTGGTGACGACGCGCGCATCCCCATCCACGACGGTGTCGACGTTCCAGAGAGACTGTATTCAATTGCGCACGTCTCTTCCGACGGCATCCTGAACATTCTACTGCCACCCAGAAGTTGTTTCAGGTGATGATAGGCCTGCGTTAGCGGGAAACGGAAAAACATACCGTCGTACTCTCCGTGGTTCATAAACGGTATTTCAACTGCGAACGACTCATGTGGCTGGAAATAACGCCATTCGAGCTTCACGTCAAATTTGAATTTGGGATTTTCTTGAATGTACTTTTTGACGCGGCTAATGTTTTCTTCTTGAGAGCTATTCTCATCAATGACCCCCTCCGGGAAGTATGACTCCCTCCTGTGTTTACAACGGTGTATGAGAGAAAAATAACGCAAGGAAACTTGCCCCCCGGACCCAAGATCAAACAACGCGTCCCCGGAATAGTACGTCATGACAACCGATATTGTTGTATATATGTTATATATGTATGTATAATACATGGATATATGGATACATGGTTACTTGGGAGCAAGGTTCGGATAAATGGCTTTGACCACGGTGTTTTCGGCGAATTGGCCGTCATCGACGGCCTGCTGGGTCATCATGACGCCTCCCCAGTTGGGGTCAGCCGGGTTTAGGCTGTTGGGTCCAGACAGCGTCTGGGTCGCGTCGTGGACAGCGTCGACGTCGGTGTAGACGCCCACATAGGTACCATAAGGATCAAACGCGGGGTACTGGTTCCGGTTGTACCGGCCGTCGACAGAGTCGCGGGACGTGGCGCGGGTATCGACCGGGTCGTCCGGGGTGTTCATCGGCGCGGCCGGGGCGACCGGCAGCGGGGGGAGACCACCTTCAATGTAGAACGGACTGTCGTACATCTTATAGACGTTTTGGCCCTGAGCATTGTTTTCCTCTTGCACGTACAGCACCGGACAGGCGTTGCCCCGGCGTTTCATCATCTCGACGTAGTTCTTGTATTCGTCTAAATCGTAAAAGTAAATGGGGGGCTGATCGGGATCGGCAAACTTGAGCATCAGACCCTTGCCGCGTTTGACCAGCAGGTTGGGGCACGCATTGGTACGCGTTTCGTCTTCCGTTTCTTTTGCGCCCGAGGATTCAAACCCCTCTGGCTCAAAAGGAACGGAAGACGACCGCCGCGGCGCAAAGATACCGAGCTGCGGGTCGAGGGCTACCATTCCGGTCAGAAACACGACGACCAGGGCCGTCACCAAGGCCCACCGAGGCATATCTTTGAAATTTAGTTTGAGTTTCATACTATAATGTTCTTCTATATATATTATATCATGTCTTCGCGTTTGCGTGCTGCCAATGTGTCTAATGCGTCTAATGCGTTTAAAACTGTAACGTCGACCCGCGGCCGCCGCACAGCGCCAGCCGGCCGAAGGTTCTCTGCTTCGCTTAGCGGTGCAACCCGGACACGGAGACGCCAAAGGTCTATGCGCGGCGGCCGCATATCTAAAACACGAAAGACCGCGTATCGAAAGATCACGAAGACTCGTCCCCCCCCCTCCCCCCAAGTCGTCGTGTTTGGTAAACTCTACAGCGACAATTGTGGCCATTGCATTGCCATGGTCGAGGCCTGGGATGAGGTCAATCGAGGAATAAATATTGCCTGCGAGAACATCGAGGCCGGAGTGATCGACGCCAAACTGGCCGAACTCAACCAAAAGTACGGGACCAACGTCGCGGTCCAAGGCGGCTACCCGACCATCTTCAAAATCGTGCAAGATAGCAGTGGCAAAAACCATGTCCATTATTACAACGGCGACCGCTCGGCCGATGCGATGAAAGCATGGATAACGCAAACAATATAAAGGAGATTCATCGACGGAAAGACCTGTGGACCTGTGAAAAATCGGCTGTAAAATTGACATGAAATGATCCGTATAGTATCCTATATGTATCATTGAACAGGATGAAGGCTACGACCAAGACCGTGGTAAAAAAGGTCGGCAAGTCGTTTCGTCTCATCGATTTCCACGTATGTGACCAGGTACCGGAGGCGTCGTCATCGGGGTCGGACGAAGATGGCAAAGGAGCGCCCCCCAAACGGCCGGTGGGAGTGTTCACCATACAAATGTTTGGGATCAACGAGAAGGGCGAGACCGCCGCGATTTTCGTGACCGATTTTCAGCCGTTCTTCTACGTCCGGTGCGCGGACACGTGGACCGACGCCCACGCCGAGCGGCTGCTGAACGAATTCCGGCAAAAGCTGGGGTTCTACGACGCGCCGGCGTTGTTGTCGGCAAAACGGGTCCAATACCATCCCTTGTACGGGTTCACCGGGGGCAAGAAGTCGACGTTTGTGCAATTGACGTTTCAGAACCTGCAGTGCCTGTCCCGCGTTCGCAATTTCTGGTACACGCGCACCGACGACGGTGACCGGGTCTTTTCGCCACCGACGTCTCAGGGGTGCCGTCTGGCCCTGTACGAATCGCGCCTGCCTCCGTTGTTGCGGTATTTTCATATCCACAACATTTCGCCGTCGGGGTGGGTGTTTGTGCCGTTGAGTGGCGGCGGGGTGGCGACGACCAAGACGGAACGGACCACGAGTTGCCAATACGAGTATGTATGTTCGAGTCGCCATTTGATTCCCCAGCCGACGAAGGAGACGCGGGTGCCGTACAAGATTTGCAGTTTTGATATTGAAGCCAGCAGCAGCCACGGCGACTTTCCGTTGCCGGTCAAAACGTACAAACGTCTCGCCACGCAGGTGGTGGACGGCTATTTGGCATATACCCGCAACACGGCAGTCGCCGCGGACGAGATCCGGCCGTTGGTGGAGAAAATGGTCAAGGCCGCGTTTGGGTACGGCAAATGGGAGGACGTGGATCGGGTGTTTCCTAAACCG